TGCTTTGTTCAGCACTCGACGCCGGGTGCACGTCACAGCGTGCACCCAGCGCCCACTCGTTACGCCGCGACCGGTGTAGAGCGAGTGCGTGGTGCGGTGCTGCGTGCCACAGGCACCAGACCACGGAGGTAGAAGGCGTGATCATACTCGCCGCCTTCTACGAGTTCGAGCACACGCTCTGCGCTGCGCTCGATTGACACGATCTTGATCCGCTTCTTCGGGAACGCTACCGGAACACCGTCCTCATCAAGCACCTGGATCACGAAGAACGCAGGCGACGGCTTCGGTGCAGCGCGTGGGCCAGAGGGACGACGACGACGCGGGGCAACGTCCGCAGTTGCGGACTGATCGGGAGCATCCATTTGGATTGTCCTCTTGTTGATGATGCAACGTCAGCGAGTGTAGCGCATGACACTACGATGTCAAGCAGCATCATGCGCTACTGTGCAGATTTATGCCTGCATGACGCGAGCGATCTGCGCGCGCTTCTCGCCTTCGTATGTGTCGTGCGTGATGTCGAGAATGCCGGTCAGGCCCAGCAGTTCGGTGAGGTCGATCTGGCGGCTGAGACGGCCGCCCACGGCCTCAAGGAACTTGCGCCACCGCCACCGCGCCTGGGGCGTATCCTCCATCAGGAGGCGATTGTAGGACAGTGTGATGCCGTCTGGGTCCCCGTCCGTGAAGTCGGCAGGGTAGCTGGCTGCCTGGATGCGGAACTGGATGTTGGCGTAGGTGTTGCCGCTGGTCTGGCTGACCTTCTCCTCTGCCGACACGATCTCGCCAGGGTAGCGCCCGAGAGGCAGTGGGGCCGGGGCCTGGGCATTGTTCAGGTCTTCACTGAACGTCATGATACCAGTCATTGTATTCCTCTTGCTATTGTGCTATGCACAAGGTTGGCGTCTCTCCTTGGACGTGGCGCCTGATGTCATGTTGCAGAGACTTGCCGCTGTGCCACTCAGGCGCACCACTTGCACCTGTTGGTGCAGCGGCTTTTTTATGGCAGTGCCAACTTGGCACCACCACCGGCACGCCATGCAGCGAACCACTCTGCAACCCCGTCGCCTCGCAGTGTGACAGGGTCATAGCGCCACGTGAACTCGGGCTGTATCGCGTTCCACATGCGTGTCTTCATTGGCTTGTGCAGCCGACAGGGACGCACTGCGATGGTATGCGTTCGCCCATTGTCATTCATCCACCACACTTCGTTGAGACGCAGGCCCACTTGGTTCGCGGTTCCTTCCGACAGCGCCATTGTGACTGACACAATGTTGCCTTTGTCGTCGCGATCAGGGGCCTGTTCATGCGTCACGAAGATGATGTTGCGGTTGAGCCGACCAGTGATCGTCATCAACGCAACCGCAGCGCGGAGGACACTCGCGTTCCTCCACGTGTAGCCATGCATACCCGGCTGCTCCATGCTGCTGCTCTTGTTCTTCATCACAGCCTCTTGCAGCGCGATGTATGCATACGCCGTGACGCTGTCCCATATCACGGTCTCGACCTGCGGGTGTGACCGCAGGAAGGCTTCGATACCGTATGGGTCAGGGGCACGGAACTTGTCGATCACCTGCATCGGCGGTGCACTCGACAAGTCTAGTGTCGTCACGTCGCTGCGCGTTGCGATGGACAGGTCGCCGTCTGGGTCCATGAGGATCAGCAGCTTGTGTCCTGGCGCAGTGGCAGCGAGTGTCGTCTTGCCGCAGCCAGCGTCGCCCCACAGCAGCATCGCGAGGCGTGCATCTTGTGCGCTCGGTGCACGCAGCGGCACGCCACCGAGTGTGGGGCTGTCGTTCACTCTGCGTCACCCTCGGGCTTGCCTTCGAGTCCGTCGTCGTCCTCGTCTTCGGGTGCGTCATCAGCGCCGATGCCACACTCGGCTTCGAGCGTCTGGATGCGTTCCTCGTGGTCATCGAACAACCGGCGGAGACGCTTGAGCTGCGCCAGCAGTTCTTCTGGCGTCGAGTTATCAGATGGCATGTTGCTCTCCTGTTTACACGTGTAAACCTAACCAGCCTCAACGCTCTCAGTGCTGTCGTCGAGCGGCGACCACTCGTCGTGGACCAACTCGGCGACGATCCTGCGCTGCTCATCGTCGTCAGCATCGCAGAATGGGATCAAGCTGCATGGACGGAAGTAGCGGTTGCAGCTATGCGTGAACATCGGTGCGCCATACGGATCATCCGCATAGCGTTCGTAGAGTTGCACTGTCTCACGGAGCCAAGAGAGCCATCGTCTGTAGTGATGGTTCTCCCGTGCAGCAGTCGTGCGAACGTAGCCACCGTAATCATACGACTTGGGCAATGGGATGGCAAGACCCAATATGTCCGCGGTCGAAACCACATGTTGTGTATAGACCGAGGCCGCAACACAATATGCAGTCACCTGGGAACTGGTGGCGAAGCTCATCTCCCAGGCGTCGTTCAGGCGGGAGGCTGTCTTGTTGTCGTGCACTACCAGTTTGTCATGCTGCCAGTGTATGCCATCGATGCGGCCCGTGTGACGGAATCGCATCTCCCCGATTTGCACGACAATGTCGAACGGCCACTCGATACCCACGTCACTCGTGGGGTCGCTGGGATCGCGCTGCCACACCACGTGGTCCCATCGCCACCTGTCGATGTAGTGAAGGATCGCTTCCTCCATGTTCACCAGCGTCCGGCGCTTGTCACGCGGCTCATCGTAGTAGCCACTGGTGTCGAGCACAGCAATGGCACCGCGCTTCGTGTAGTCGATCAGGTCGGTCGGACCACCGGCCTCCTTCACGATGTGCTCTAGTCGATCACCGAACAGGCGTGTGCCGTGATAGAACGTGCTGCCAGATGCAGCCACGCCGCCGTGCTCCTGTGCCATCAACGTGCACAGTCGCACCCATGCGAATGCTTCGTGCATTGCCTTGCCGCATTCGAGTGGCAGGTTGCGCGTGCTGCCCGGCATGCGCTTGTGCATCTGGTAGCGCACCACGCCCCACACGGGGCACGTGCCCATCGCCACCAGCTTCGTGTTGTCGTACGTCGGCAGATGTAGATCAGCCGAGGTCGTCAGTTGGAACGATGCCTTATCGGGTTGGTCCATCAGCATCGTCTCCCTGCTTGATGATGCGACGCAACTCGTCCACGTTCCTCTGCATACCGGTCGCAATGCGCATGGTAGCATCGAACGTGTTGACAAGCTGACTGACGAGATCAGCCATCTCACGCAACTGCACGCGAGTGGCTGACCATTCCTCGAGCAGGTGTTCGAGTGTCATCGTGATGCCCTTCTCGGCACCGTACTCTAGTATGTTGGCGCGTAGGTCGCGGGCACGCACTGGCCCCCGGACTACAGGCATGGTTCCCTCCTACAGGTTGCATTCAATTGCAAGCAACCGCGCCGCACGCAGCACAGCTTCTGTCTTTTCCTCCTGTTCCTTTAGCTTGTCCAGCGCCTTGCGTGCACGTGTAATCGCGCGCTCGAACTTCATGAAGGTAATGAGTTGGGCTTCGTCAGCCTTGACCTTCGCGATGGCTTCGAGTTCACGCACACGCTGCAAGCGACGTTCGCGGATGACAAGCAACTGTCGGTCTAGTTCATCGATGGATTGTTGATTGATGGTTGCGCGTCGTATGGGCGTGTCATGGGACACGATGGATACGCCTGCGTCTTCTTCAAGCGCCTGTTGGATGGGGTCAATCACGGCCCACCAACTCCTTGATCTGGCGCTTGGCTGCTTTCGTTGCGGCTTCAAGTGTTGCCGCGCTGCCCTCGAATGTGTAGGTCCGAGTGAACCTCACGACCCAAACCCACCGTGCGTCAGGCGGCGCATGGGGATCATACCGCAGTATGAAACGTTGCCCCATGTGCATCCCGGCCTCAGTCTTCGGTGGTATCGCCTTCGCATACTCCATGTCTATCACCACGCCCATTGATCGCTCCTGTTGCTACAGCACGGCACCGCATGGTGCCGTGCTCAACTAGAGAAGTCAATCTGCCGCGCAGCTACTTGCCGTTGTCGTCTGGATCGCGGGCACCACGCGCCTTCACCGGTGCACCGATAACGATTGGATAGAACGTATGTGCGCCCGGCATCTCGCGCTCCGATGCCTTCTTGGCTGCGTCTATGTCCTTCTGCTTGACGCCGCGCTTGACTAGGTTGATCTCGAACAGTTTCCAATCGACTGACGGTTGATTGCGTTTGACAACGACACTCACCTGCACACTGTTGCTTGTGTAACATACCGACTTGGCACCGTCCTCCATCGGGTGCGCCTTGTGGTCGAAGATCACGCCATCCTCGATCGCTACCTTGATCGCTTCCTCACGTCGCTTCTTGGCCCATGACTGTAGTTCGTATGATGCATACAACTCCCACGCCACAGCCTCATTGTTCTTCGCGAAGTCAGGAACTTGCCCGTTGACCTTGCCCAGCGCGAAGAACGCCGCTTGCAAGTTCATGGCCGCAGTTAGCGGCTTAGGCTTTGCCATGTTGAAGTCTCCTACGGTTTACAGGTGTAAACTGGATTGGCTTGGCTACTGCACCGTAGCCTGTTGATGGTGCCTCGGGTGCAAGCGGTCCTGCCCCATCGCAACCACCCACTGCACGTGGAAGCCAATCCAGCAGTTGCAGTGTATCGGCTGCCAGCACCACAAGTCGCCCAGACTGAAGGAGCGACAGCCGATCTCGATTGAGCTACAAGTCTAGCACATTATTGCGCTTGTGTCAAGACCT